ATCTTGTAATATTGGAACATGGGGAATATATGAAAATGAAAGAGGAAATGCGACTTTACAAATCAGCAGTAGATTCAATTAAAAGGTACAAAGAGCAAGGGGAAGAATTGGTTGATTTTGATGATTTCATGGGGGATATAGAGAGAGAATATGCGAATAAAAATAACGCAAGAAGCACAGAATGATTTCAGAAATATGTTTGAATACTACTTTGAAGAAACACAGGATGCTGAATATACTTTGAAGATAATTAAGGATATAAGGGACAAGGTTGAACATCTGAAGTCATTTCCTTTTAGGTGTCCACCTTTGAATCCTGACGATCAAACAATCAGGGCTTTGTATTACAAAAGATATGCTATCTTGTATGAAGTAAAAGAAGATATTGTTATTATATTGAATGTAAAACATACAAGCAGGTTGAATTGAATGGCATCATAAAAAGGGGAGAATATATCTCCCCTTTTTTCGTTAGTTTACAAGATAAAATTCAAGTTTAAATTCTGATGAATTAAATGCCCTGCTTAACAATGCATCACTGCCTTTTAATTCTATTGTCATTTCTTCTGTGTAGGTTAAACCACTGTATTCAGTTCCTTTGTATTCATCAACAGCAAATACAAATAGTTCTTCATCATTAATATTTAAGCATCCATGCCCTTTAGTGCATACAATTTTATATGTTCCTGAAGGTTCTACATTTTCTGCACCAACAAGGGTGTGTTTTGTTGCACCAATGTCATCATCATAGTACATAGAAAATTCAGGTTTTGACTCTTCAGGGGCTGCTTCGGTTGTGGTTGCTTCTGTAGTTATAGATTGTGTGGTTATGGATTCTGTTGTGCTTGGTGAATTGTTATCAGTATTTGTTTTATTGCTTGTTATAGAAAATAAAACCCAAAATACAATGATACCAATTAATAAATTTTTGTTGTTCTTCTTTTTCATATTGTAACTCCTTTTTAAAATTTGAATACAATATAACTCCTTATATTTTGATTGTCTATTGACATAATACACAAAATTTTCTAAAATCAAAAAAGCCACAGCTAAGTGGCTTTTGATGTGATATAGGGTGTTGGATGTGGACAATGTCCACCTTGTGTCCACCCTGCACAAAAGATTTTAAATGATAATAAATGATACAAAATGATATTAAAAACCTATTTTCCCTTTAACCACAAGGGATTTAGCCATTGGCAAATGATAGAAAATGATGTAAAATGATATTCTGTTATGGTTTTACAAGTCCATGCGGAAGTGGTAAGAAATTCAAACATTGTTGCTTGAATCGTTGATTCTACAAGGGCTGTAGAAGATTCACAAGGTGCTGAATTGTGGTTTTGTCCACCTTGTGTCCACCCTTTATAATTTGTCCACCAAGTCAAGATGATTTGGTGGACACTTTTCTTTTAAGGTCATTGAATGGAATGATGGTTGCCTGATTATCAAGGCTTCCCATTTCTTCAAATTTGTCCACAGCTTCACTTTTCATTCTTTCTGTTACATGAACATAGGTTTCAAGTGTTGTTCTAACATTGCCATGCCCTAACCTGTCAGACACAGCCTTTACAGGAACACCTGCTTCAATCAACATAGTTGCGTGTGTGTGCCTTAATGCGTGGAAATTGAAGTGTATGCCAAGTTCACAGTTGATAACCTTGGATGCATATTTGATTGTGTCTGAACCACGATATTCACCATTTTCTTTTATGAACACAGGGAATGTTCTTTCCATAGGTATTTCAAAATCCATATCCTGCATTGGAATCACTCTTTGCACTTTTCTGTTAGTGGTAGTGATTTCATCCTTCAAGTATTGCTTGGTGTATAATTCAGCATAGGCAATTTCGTTTTCTTCTTGCCATTGCTTGTATTCCTTCAGAGCATTTAGAAGTGTGCTGCCTATATCAATAGTTCTGTATGATGATTTAGTCTTGCAAGCACCAAAATACCATTTTGTTGTGGACTTTCCACGAATACCACGTTTCTTTCCACCTTCAGACACTTTGCCTTCTTTTTCAATCTTCTTGGCAATCTTGTTCACTGTCAGCTTCTTATTCTCAAAGTCGATACAATCCCATGTAAGCCCATATACTTCTGACACTCTCAATCCTGTGTAGTATGCAGTAAGAATGGCATAGTAAGTAGAAGGTGAACCTTTGAACCTATCCAGGATCATGTTCACATTGTCCTTTGTTAGTATGATGATTTCTTCAGCATCTGCATCAGGTGACATATTAGGAAGGCACACATCTTCAGCAGGGTTTGATTGAATTAATTTTGCAGTTACCTTGGCATATTTGAAAGCACCTTTCAGAACTTTCAGTATATTTTTCATAAATGACTTTGAAAAGCTATTCTTAACATATATATCATTAATTAGTTCCTGAAGGATAAGAGTGTTCACAGCCTTCAGTCTGTAATGCCCTATTCTTGGCTTGATATGCTTCTTAATGATGTTTTGGTAAGCTGTCATAGTAGAATCAGCAATATTCATCTTGCAATAGTTATTCAGCCAATAATCAAGATAATCAGAAACAGACACTTCAGAAGGCTCAAATCTTAAACCTGCATTGTTATATTCAGCCATTGCCTTTGTTCCTGCAATTTCAGCTTCCTTCTTTGTCCTGAAACCTGCCTTTGTTATATGCTTTCTTTTGCCATCTACTTTTGCACCTTCAAAACGATATTCCCAATTAGGGGCTTTTTGCTTGCCATCTTTATCAAATTTATCTTTGTTTCTGTTCCTTATGTTTAATTTAGCCATAAATAAACACTTCCTTTCTTTATTAAGTACAATATAATGTACTTAATAAAATTTACCATTGATTTGTATGAATTATCTGATATAATAATAAAAGAACGTTTGTTCTGTAAGAAAGGGGGAAGCAAATTGAATCAATACATAGAATATCAAAAAAATCAAATCATCAAAAAACTCCCACACATTACAGATATAGAATTGCTTCAATTAATATATGGCTTAGTAATGGAACATGAAGAATCTAATCAAGAGGAATACCCATCAGCTTCATAAGCCCTTCAAGCTGTTCTTGGTTCAGATGACTTAATCTTATGACAAGTTGTCTGAACTTTTTTTCTGTTTTGAGTTTATCCACCAATTCCACAAATTCATCATTCTTCTTCTGTTCCAAAGGTCTTTCCATTGGAACATCAAAGCCCATCAGCCATGCTTCAGACACATCCAGGTATTTTGCTATTGCATACAACCTTTTTGAATCCTTAATAGTTCTGTTTCCTGATAAATATTGACTTACTGCTGATTTTGGGATTTTCAAATCCCTTGCAAGGTCAGCAGCCTTCTTTCTTCTTAAATCAAGAGCCATTTGAAATCTGTCTTTAAGTTCTGCTTTTTCATTCATATACAATCACCTTCCTTTGTTGGAGTAATTACATAATAGCACACTACGTGAACTATTTAAAGTAAAAGTTTACAAAAATTAAACTTTTGTATTGACACAATTATATTGTTATGCTAATATAACAATAGTTCACGAAGTGAAAACCACAAAATAATGTGCTTCACTATTTGTGAACACGAATTGTAGTGATACATATTTTTTTAAAATAATAGTTCACACTTTGTGAATGGAAAGGGGGCAAAAAAATGAAGTTTGATTATAGCAAGCTTAGAGGAAGAATCATTGAAAAGTTTGGAAGCATAACAGCATTTGCAAAAGCATATGGACTTTCTTTGATAACTATGTCAAAAAAACTAAATGGAAAAGTTGCGTTTTCGCCTGAAGATATTGTGAGAATGTCAGCACCTGAATTTCTTGATATTCAGCCATGTGAATATCACGAATATTTTTTTGTGCATATGGTTCACGAAATGTGAATTGAGATAGAAAGGATGTGCTGCAATGGAAGATATGCTTTACACAGTGCCTGAAGTGGCTGAAATACTAAAAACCAATGTTGACTATGTATATAAGTTGCAAAAGGCAGGGCTTATCAAATTCATGAAGATAGGCAGGTTTAAATGCAGAAAATCCACATTGGAACAGTTTCTTGAAAAATATGATGGATGTGATATAAGCGATCCATTCAATGTGAAACAAATCGAAGAAGGAAGGTGAAACGAATGATGAAACACAAGATATTCAAAATCATAGCAATCATCTGTGCAATAGTTGCTTTTGTCTGCATTATGGCACTTAATTCACAATCATTAATGCCTGCTTGTATATGTTTAGTTTGTCTTTCTTATTTAGGCATATACACAACATTTAGGGGGTGTGAACATTGAGTTTTACAGATGATCCAATATTGGACTTTGCAAGGCATGATGCAAGACAGCAGGCACAGTTGGAAAGACAACCAAGGTGCTGTCATTGCAGGGAACGCATACAGGATGATTATTGTTACAGAATTAATGATGTGATTTATTGTGAAAATTGTCACAATGATGAATTTCGAGTTTGGACAGATGATGTGATGGAGTAGGTGAGAGGATGCAACAAGAATATACACAATTAAATCTTGCTTATGAAATGGAAAAGAAGAACAGCAAAGATCATGTGGCTACACCAAGATATGTTGTTGAAGATATTTATAAGCTGATACATATTGAAGATTTTCACTCTATATGGTTTCCCTTCAATAACTATGATAGCGAGTTTAAATTGAAGGCTGATGAATTGAACCTGAAATATAAGGCAACACACATCTTTGACGATTTAGGCAATGATTTTTTTAAGACAGAGCCACCTGAAGATTGTGATTTGCTGATAAGCAATCCACCATTTTCAATTCAGAATGACATTATAAAAAGGACATTTGAATTGATAGATGAAGGGAAGATAAAAGCCTGTTGTTTGTTGTTGCCACTTGCAACATTGGAAACACCTTCAAGGGCAAATATCTATGAAAAATATGCAGACAAGCTATCAATCTTGATATTCAAGAAAAGAATCAAATTCTTAGGGCATACACAGGTGTTCAATAAGGGTTGCTGTTGGATATGTTACAACATTAAACCTTTACTGAAAAATCGTATTTATTGGCTGTAAAGGCAGGTGATGAAATGCTTGTGAACATCAGAGAAACACTTGAAAGAGTGGTTGAAGTAGATTCCATAGAAGAAGCAGAAAGAAGATGGAATTTAGGT